TCAACACGCATTTCCCTGATTGGAGAAGAATCTTAAATGAGTTACAGAGATATTCTGTCTCTGGTGAAATTGATGCTGGTATTCTCGTTAATCTAAGTGAGAAGAGTATCAAAGAACTCATGGTCATGATGAAGAAGAAGGAATTTACAAATGTTCGTAAATGGGTTGTCGATAATATTGATAATGATCCTGACACTCTGTTTCGTGCTGTTTATGATAACATGTATGATTATCTGGAACCTTCTACTATTCCTCATGTGGTTATCATCCTTGGTGAATACCAGTATAAGAATGCTTTTGTTGCAGACCCAGAAATTAATATGGTGGCGTGTCTGACTGAGATTATGGCAAGGGGGAAGTTTAAATGATTTGTGAAATCTTTGACAATCTACTAGAACCACATGTCGCAGAACTGATTGATATTGAGAGTAGAAAAACTCATTGGAAGTATGATTATCACTCCAATCAAAAAATTGGTATTCAACCACATTGGCATGTTCTTTGTGGTCATGATGAGGAAGAGGTTCGGGAAAGACAGTATGAGTATCTTCTTCCCATTTGGGAAGCTGCTGCATACAAACTCAAACTGAAGGAACGGTTTGATATTGTTGGGTGGAAACGTCTATACATGAACGCACATACGTTTGGTGTAGAACCACACATGCATTTTGATGATGGTGACTTTACTATGATGTATTATCCTCGCATGGATTGGCAACCAGAGTGGCTTGGTGGTACTGCAATTTGGGATAACGAGGGGAAGAACATTGCCGAATACTCTAACTACGTTGGTAATCGTCTTTTAATTTTCCCTGCAAGTAACAATCATCAAGCGATGCCTGTGTCTAAGTATTGTTATGAGTTACGCAACGTTGTAGTGTTTAAACTTTATGTGGAGTCTGCAAATGTCGATAGACTTGATTTCTACAAAGATTGATTTCCTAGAATCAATTGGGTGCGGTGAAGTAATGCACAGCGGGCGAACCCTTCTAGAACATTTGATTGGGACATACAAAATTCTAGATGAGGGGTTCGCTCCACTTTATGTTTGTGATGCTGGTTTGTTTCATTCAGTCTATGGAACTGCATATTTCAAACCCAAAACAATATCCCTAGATAATAGAGATATTGTGAAAGACGTTATTGGTGAGGAAGCAGAGAACTTGGCATTCATGTTCTGTGTTATTCCATCTCCAAGATTTGATAATATTATGAGCCTCACAGATGAGAAGATACGAGATGAACTTCTCATGATTGAGGATGCGAATAGGGAAGAACAGTTTTATGCCAGAGTTGTATGAATTAAAAGTAAAGAGTGGAACGTATACAGCAGATAGTTTTTTTGAATTGTGTTGGGTGGTGTTTCGTCACCGACTAAATCACTTCTGTAAAGGTGAGGGGTTTAGGGATTAATGTATGAGTTAAAGGATTATCTCAACGCAATCAATCATACTAAGGAAACCCTTTTAGATACAGAGGATGAGGAATGGGAGAAGAAATACCCACCCTTTGTTGTAAATAAATGTGTCTATCCGTTTCAAGATACAATCATGTTGGTGAATGAGATTAACCAACTACCACATCTTGATAAGAAACTACAGTTTGACTTTTTGATAAATAGTGTGAGGTCAAGGAAACGTTATTCTCCTTGGTTGAAGGCGAATAAACTAGATAATCTAGTGGATGTAAAAGAGTATTACAATTACAGTAACGAGAAAGCAAAACAAGCTCTTGATATTCTAACGGATGAACAAATCGCCACCATAAAACAAAAATTAAATAAAGGTGGAGTGAGAAAATGATTGAAGAAGAACAGATACATTGGACACAGGAGCAGATGCTTGAGGTTACTCTCAATGAACCCGATGATTTTTTGAAGGTGCGGGAAACTCTGTCCCGCATTGGTGTGGCATCTCGTAAGGAAAGGGTGCTGTATCAGTCGGCTCACATACTGCATAAGCAAGGGCGTTACTTTATCGTGCATTTCAAAGAACTTTTTGCACTCGACGGTAAGTCTACAAATATAGTATCAAATGATATCAATCGTCGTAATACAATTGCTAATCTATTACAGGATTGGGGACTTGTGAATATCGTTGGTGAACTTGGTGAGGTTGCACCTCTAAGTCAAATTAAAGTGTTGTCTTATAAAGAAAAGGGTGAATGGACACTCGAAACAAAATATAGCATAGGAACCAAAAAGAACAATGGCTAATTTTCGTTCCTTTTTGGTAGAAGAACCAAAGTCTAACAAAAAAGAAGATAAGGTACAGGTTGCTGTGCTATCTAATGGTACATATAAAAACCCAAAGGTGGTCAATAATCTAATTGCTTCTGTTTGTGAAAAAAAAGGATTTGAGTGTTATATTATAAACGTAAAAGAATCGTGGGTATCAAAAAACGATATTGAAAAATCTACTATTACGATTTCTAACGTTGAAGGTAAGTCTGTTGATTTTGATGTTAGTCGAACAGTTTGTTTTGTTCGTGCTGGTGTTTTGCAAACAGAAGTTGGTCTTGCAATTCTAGGAACCTTTGAGAGTGCTGGTGCATTTATGATCAACACTCGTAATGGTATGTTGACATGTGATAACAAGATGTCATCTTATATTTCTTTTGAACGAGATAACGTTCCTATTCCAAGAACATCTCTAGTTTCAAATGATGCATCAATTCAACCTGCCCATGAAAAAATTGGTGGTAAATTTCCAGTGATTATTAAGACTGTTACTGGTACGCAGGGTATTGGTGTTTCTATTGTAAACGATTATCAGAGTATGGTTTCCGTTATTCAGTCTCTATGGAAGTTTGGTGCAGAATTACTCATACAGGAATACCTAAAGTTTGGATATGATATTAGAACCATTGTTATGAATGGTAAGATACTTGCATCCACAAAAAGAATTCAACCAGAACATGATTTTAGATCAAATCGTCATCGTGGAGCCAAGACTGCACCATATAAACTTTCTCATGACGAAAAGAAGGCAATTCTTTCTGCTGCTCGTTCTGTTGGTGCATACGTTGTTGGTGTTGACCATGCAGTTGTTAACAATAAAATTTACATCCTAGAGTGTAATGGAAGTCCAGGCATTGGTTCTAATTTTGCAATGTACGATATTAAAAATGCAGAAACAGACAACAATGATTTCTTGGGTAAAGCAGAACCAATTAATATTGTAGAACAGATGGTTGATTATGTTTCGGAATCAAATCATCGTAGACATGCATTTCCAACTGAATCTGGTTATGTGGAACGTATTGAGATTGAAGGATATGGACCTATTCGTGCCAAATTTGACACAGGTAATGGTACGAGAGCTTCTATGTTTGTAGTCGATACTTTGGATATTACTGGCAAGAAGGTTCTGTGGAGTAAGAATGGAAAGAAGTTCGAATCTCAATTAATGGGTTATTCTCATCCAGCACACGTTGGTAAAATTGATGAAAGACCTATTGTATATTTGAATGTGAAGTTTAATAATAAGATTTATCCTGATATTCCATTTGGTTTGACTACCAAGGATTCTATGTCAACTGTTTTGATTAACAGAGATGCTATGACACGATTTAAAGTTTCCGTAAACCCTAATCGACGATTTGTTTTATCTGATTGGATTGAACGTGGTGATCCTACAGACGATGATGATTAAGGTTCCTTGACTTATATTTAAAATTGATATATACTACTTATTATGAAATCAAAACTAACCACACCTCTAAGATATCCCGGCGGTAAGTCCAAATGGACAGACCTTCTCTATGAATATCTTCCAGACATGAGAGACTACGAAGAATGGCGTGAACCATTTCTTGGTGGTGGTTCATTTCCTATTGAGATCACGAAGCGTTATCCAGACATCCGTATCTGGGTAAATGACCTGTATCCCGCTCTCTATAATTTCTGGACTCAACTACAGAGCAGTGGTGCAGATATGTCTGAACGTCTTCTAGAAATCAAAGACAGTTGTGTGAGTAGTGAAGTAGCCAAAACCATTCTTGGTGAGCAGAAAGAAATCATCAACGATGATACAAGTAGTAAGTTTGATAAGGCAGTTGCATTCTACTATGCAAACAAAAACAGTTTCAGTGGTCTAACAGAGACAGGAACATTTTCTGAGTCTTCTCATGAAATGACTTTTACCAGACAGAACATAATGAAACTCGCATCATTCCAAAAGTTGATACGCAACTGGAAGATTACAAACGAAGACTATAGTGTGTTGTTGGAGAAGTCTCCTAAAACTTTCGTGTATCTTGATCCACCTTACGAGTTGACAAAACAAAACTCAAACAATTTGTATGGTAAGCGTGGTTCCATGCATGAGGGATTTGACCATGACCTTTTCGCAAAACATTGTAACGAGTCTGGCATGGACTGTATGATTAGTTACAATGCAGACCAATCTATTAAAGACCGATTTGATGGTTGGGAACAGGTAGAACTTGATTGGACTTACACCATGCGTTCTGTAGGAGAATACATGGAGAAACAGAAAGACCGTAAAGAACTTTTGCTGATGAACTATAAAGTTGAACAGGGAAGTTTGGAAAGTTTTTTAAATTAGTGCTTGACAAATTATAATCCGTATGATATACTTAGGTATAAACTGAGAAAACAACGAAAGAATATATTATGACTATGACACAGCGTGACGAGAACTTCAAGGGTGGTATTCAAAAGGGTACTGTTGCTACCGATACTGTCGCCAAGAAACTGGATATCCAGTGCAAGACCCTCAAAGAAACGATTGGGGTAGAAGGTCTGACAGTGCAGAGGAAACTCAGGCAGGATCAGATTCCCGGCGGGATTGGTGCTTGTGAACCTGATGGTGGTGCTTGGTTTAAGGATGGCAATCTGGTTGCAGTATTTGAGGGTAAGAAACAGGGTAAGAAAGGTAATGCTATTGAACGCTGGTTCAAGAATAACTTTGTCTGCCGTGCTATCAACCCTGATGTATGTTATGTGACTTTCTGTGTAGGTGAAGGCGCTGGTGAGGGAGAAGTCTTACGGAAGACGCTGAATATCGCACACAGGGATGGGATAAATAAGTTCATCCCAAATGGTAACAGTGTGTTTTTCGCTGTAGACGGGTTCAGCGATGAATTCATTAGTGGTGTGATTAAAGACGTATTGGAGTATTGTGCAGAGAATGACTAAACCGTTATTCATGTGGGCTGGTGGTAAGAACAAGATGCTCAAGCATTATAAACCACTCATGCCGTCATCTGTTGAGTCATACTGCGAACCATTCTTTGGCGGTGGCGCAATGTTTGTGTATGTTATGAACACATATGCACCAAAGTATGCTCGTATCAATGATGTTAATCCAGACATTGTGAGAATCTACACCTCAATTAAAAATGATTTTGATTCGTTTCTAATCCGATTGAATGCATTGGAATCAATCTATATTCCAATGTCAAAGGAAGATCGTAAGAAGTACTACTATGAGGTACGTCATGAACATGCATATGACTATGAGGCATGGAGTCCATCGTATGAGTCGGCAACCTTATATTTTCTTATGAAGACAGGGTTCAACGGTATATTTCAAATTAATAAAAATACCAATGGACGATACGGCACACCATCTGGACTACTAAATCAAAAGGACAAGGTGTATGACCGTAATGTTTTACAGTGGTGGCATGACGCTTTACAAAGGACAAAGATACGTTGTGGTGATTGGAAGGACGCAGTAGAGAACTGTCCGAAAGATACGTTCTTCTTTTTTGACCCACCCTATCGTGAATCCTTTGCAGACTATGGCAATGGATTTAGTGATGAACAACTGATTAACCTGATAGAGTTTTGTGACAATCAGAGTTCTGTTATGATGAGTAATAGGGATGATGAGGATTGGTTTGCAAAACAGAAACATACATTAAGTAGTGCCAACTTTGACATATTCTACACGGCAGGAAGACGAAAGAAAACTGGTGAAGGATATGATGCAAAGAAGGCAAGAGAAATTTTGTTGTATAGAACAACAAAATGAAGGCGTTTATTTAACGCCTATATAATATCACCAAGAGAGATAACCGCTACTGCAATCATCTCTCTTTATTAAAGGCAATTATGCCAACAATATAGGAGAAGACCATGGCTACTAACGTAGTTGACATAATTCGTGATGACGAATCAAAACTATACATAGGTGAGCGTTTCGCTCCACAACCCCCAAAGTCAAAAGTTTCAGATCAGATGATTGATATCAGTCAGTATGGTGATCCCGGCCCAATCCGTGATCGTGCTGGTAACATTCTTGCAGATTTTCTATATCACAAGTTTTTAGACCTTAATGATATAGACACAGAAACGGAAGAGTTTGATCAGATTGGTATCAAACAGGGTGATAAAGTAGATGAAGAAATTGACAGAATGGTTGATTCTCTACGAATTAAGGGATGGTTGAAAGAAGATGAACTTCCATTTTTTGACGAAAATGACCTTCCTATTGAGGGAAGAGTTCGCACAAAGTCGATGAAGCGAAAGTCTTCAGATGTTCCTACCGTATACGGTGTTGACGCAAGATGGATGCCTGTTTCAGTTTTTAGGTGGAGAAAAGGTGTTACACTAAGACAGAAGAGGGCTCTTATAGAATCAAAAAACACTCGTCCTCCTCGCACCACACAATATCGTAATACCTTTATTAATGCTGGTGCTTACCTCTGTTCGCAAGGGGAACTTGATCCGTATGATATAAAAGACGTAGACCGATACGTTAGATACGAATCTAGTGCTTCAGACGTATTCACCGATGATGGGGGAAACCTAGCAAAAATTGTTAATGGGATTATGAAACGTGGTCAATCATCAAAAAATGGTGTTTTGAATACAAAAACTCTTTCCAGAGCTGGTTGGGTGGAGAAGGTAACAAATGATGGATATAAGTTGGAGAATAAAAAACTTGTTCTTACCTCAGTTGATGAGGTAACTTATGCATATCGTGCTTTGACTGAGCACATTTTGCCTGCTATAAGACAAGATAAAAATCCTGTAAAGTTTATTCTTTATACAAACAAGAATGATGCTAATGAAGCAAAAGATGCAATGAATTCTTTTGTTGCGTTGATTGATCAGTTGTGGGAAGATGTTTTTGGTGGTGTTAATAAGATCACTAAGGCAAATTTCAATACATCAGATTTTGATAAACCGTATATTATTTTGGGTGCTGTGCCACAGGTAATTGGACGACATAATCTGGATAGTATCAAACTTATTCCAATCGACAAATACTAAAACTCTAATACTAATCGGTTATAAATATAGACAGAGTGGGGTTGAAACCCTTCTCTGTCTTTGTTATATGGATCAATCGAAAGGAATATTATGAGAGAATATCTCAAACAACTTAGGCCAAGAAATGAATCGTATACAAAACCTGTGTATAAGGTTCAAAATTTTCTTCAAGAGGGTAAACTGACACCCGCTGAGGTTGTTAAGCGTGACTCTCGTATAGACTTGTTCATTCAAAAACTTAAAGCAAGTGATCCTTTTGAACTAGAAGACGACAACACAGTTGTTCTCAAACACTCTCAAGAATTAGAAGATGCGGTAAAGAACGCTGACACCGCTAAGATGAAATCTATTGGACTAACCACACATGATGGTAAGAGTATTGCGTGGGGTAAATTAAAGAAGTCCACAGAATTTGGTGGTGGAACCGCTGGTTCTGGTGGTGGTGCTTCTGGAACAAAGACTGCTGAGTCTGGTCAATGTGTATACCTACAGGCAATTTGGAATAATCCAAGAACAGATTTTAACGATGCAGAACTTTCTTCTGCATACGCACAAGTATATGTTGATGAAACACTAGATAAGATTTTAGACCTAACAGATGAGTGGAAGGTTTCATCAAAACTAATCGCACAAGCTTTGTATAGAGGACTTGGTAGGAGACAATACACATTTCACAGGGGGTCTGATAAGTTTGTGAAGAATGTTATTGAATCTTCGTTTAAAAAGGCAGATGACCCATTCTTCCCAGATATTAACAAATGGAACCCTGCTGACATCTGGATAGTAGACGAAACATCTTTGAGTAAGTATGATTTTTCCAGTGTAAATGGACTCCCATATTTAAATGAGTTGATGTTAAAAGCATTTCAAGCAAGAGACATCATTGGAGTATCCCTAAAGAAAACTAATAAAGTTAAATTGTCATCCATAAACTATAGAAAACCTTTACCAGAACCAGTATTCTCTGGTGTTACATATGGTAAGAGAGACTACTTTAAATCTAAAGATGTATACATTTTAGGTAGAAACGGACTTCAAGTGCAGTTCAGAACTTTTCCTGCTTTCCAAGGTGAGATAATTGGTAAGTCTGCAAAACATGGTAAGATAAGTGGTGATGCTGGTCCACTAGGTCCAATTGGACTTGTGATGTCTAAAGTTGGTGCTGAACCAATCCCTGCTAGAAAAGATATAACCGCTATGATTCGTAGGGAGAGAGATAAGTTTTTCGATCTTTTTTACAATGAATATGTGCGGTCTGGTGGTAAGGTAAGTAAAGAGGAATTTGTCAAAAACTTTGAGAAGAAAGACACTGGATATATAGAGTCTAAATATATCGGGACACTTATGTTGAATAACTTAAAGGGCAGAGAGCAGAAGTTTCTAAGTCTCGCATATGCTTATGCAAAGTCATCTGTGGGTGGAAAATCTTGTGTTCACTTAAAGGCATACTAAAATGAAAAAATTTACCGATCTATACGAACGCAAGGTAAACGTGATTCAACGCAAGAAGCAAGCAAGACGCATGGCTAAGCTTGCAAAGTCACCATCTTTTCAGTTGAAGAAAAAACGTGCATTGTTAAAGTTTAGAAGTGCAGATAAAATAGATGCCGCCGCAAGAAAACAGACCATCCAAAGCTTCCGTGACCGCTTCTACCCACAGTATAATGAAATGTCACTTCAACAACGTTCGATTGTAGATCAGAAGCTGCTTCAGAAATTTGGCGCCAAGATAGACAAAATCAGCAAAAAGATGTCCATGAAACTTAAGAAACAAGAAGTAGAACGTGTAAAACAAGCAAGAGCATCACTGAGAGAAGAAGACTCATGAAAAAGTTTAGAGAGTTAGCAGAAGTTCAATCTAAGGTTGTAGTAATGGCTTTCGGCAGAATGAACCCTCCGACAATCGGACACCTCAAACTCGCAGATAAAGTAAAGTCTGTTGCTGGAAGTAATCCATATAGGATTTACTTGAGTCAGACAGTTGGGCCGAAAGACCCGCTCCCCTGGCCAAAGAAAATCGCTTGGGCCCGGGCGTCATTTGGAAGTAAACATGCTAAGTCTATTATGGCAGACAAAGAAGTTAAAACATTTATTCAGGCCGCCGAAAAGTTGTATAAAGAGGGATTTACTCAACTAATAATGGTGGCCGGAAGTGATAGAATAAAAGAATTTCAAACCCTACTTGACCGATACAACGGGAAACCTGACAAAAAAGGCAAAGTTGTATTTGACTTTCCAAATGGCGTCACGGTTGTGTCCAGCGGCGAGCGCGATCCTGACAGCTCTGATCCTACCGAAGCCATCAGTGCGTCAGTCATGAGGCAGGCTGCACAATCAGGAGATTTTGATACTTTTAAAAAAGGAAGTCCACTCAAAGAAACTGATGCTCAGAAACTCTATCTTGAAGTTCGCAAAGCAATGGGTGTCCGTGAAGCAAAAGAAGATTTAACTATAGATTCAGATTATGATGCCCTACGAGATTCATACCTACGAGGAGAGTGGGGTAATATTGGAGACATCGTAGAAGCAAATGGTTTAAGTGGTGAAGTGGTTCGTAGAGGGACTAACTATCTTTCCTTTGTTGATAAGGAAGATGGTAAGTTTCACAAAGCATTTCTACACCAAGTTGATGAACGTGCTTGGTATAGTGCTTTAGGTGGTAAAATTCAGAAAAGGACCGCACCAAGAGAATTCGAAAAAATGGCAAAGCAATATGTTGCCCTCGCAAAGAAGCCGGAGTATAAGGGGAAACCTAATCTTGCTGCAGCTCAAATTGCATTACAGTATAAAGATGTAAATCCTCGCACTTTAATTTCATACATCAACGATCTTGTCATGCAGGGTAAGTTACCAAAGGAACTTCGTGCAAGTTATATGCCCACGTTCAAGGAATCAACCTCTGTAAAACAGGACAAGCATCTCGACCGGCCTGGAACCCAACCCAAAAAATATTATGCAAAGGATGCCGAAGGTGATGAAATGTCCAAGTCTACTAAGCAGGCAAGGGCAAGACATTTTGAGAAGGGTGCTGATAAGGATGACGATGATCCTAATGCATACAAACCCGCACCTGGCGACAAGAGTGCAAAGACTAAACTATCAAAGCACACAAAGAAAGTTCGTCAGATGTATCCAGACCTCTATGATGAGGAAGCAGTTAAGGGTAAGGATGTTGGATATCCAGATGAATCCGTGAAGATTGGTAAGAAACACTATATCATCTACAAAGGTGGTAGAGAATGGTATGGATATGAAGTAGACAAAGAGGGAAACCAGCTTGGAGACTCAGTGTTTGATCCTAAAAAGAGTGAACTGATAAAGATTCTCGCACAAGAAGGTCTTGATGAGCGCAACTACGCTAAAGAATATGCGAACTACCAAGGAACACCAGAACAGATTGCTCGCCGTTCTTCAAGGAACAAGGCTCGTCGCATCATGGGTGATAAGGCAATCAAGGGAAAAGACATTGGACACAAGGACAACAATCCTTTAAACAATGACCCAAAGAACCTTCGCAATGAAGACCCATCAACCAATCGCAGAGAACCAAGATTGCGTGAAGGTGCTGCAGATAGTTCTCTTGCAAAGAAGGCAGATAAGTCTGGTATCTCAGTGAGTATTCTCAAACAAGTTTACAATCGTGGTGTTGCTGCATGGCGCACAGGACACAGACCAGGCACAACTCCAGAGCAGTGGGGACATGCTCGTGTAAACTCATTCATATCAAAATCCTCTGGAACTTGGGGTGGTGCAGACAAAGACCTTGCTGCAAAAGCAAAAGGTAAGAGTGAGTCTGTTGACCTTGGTGAGAGTTGGAAACCAAGTACGGTGAGTGGTTACTCTGCACTTATGTTTGCAAAGGAATTTCCAGAACATGAAGTGAAGGGTGCATTCCAGTATCATCCAGACGTTGTTGCGAAAATGGAAGAAGCATGTTGTGAGGACTGTGAGACAGAATCCGTTCTCATCGAAAACAACCAGTATCGTGTAGGTTCTGAAACATACTTTGAGTATTTCAATGACATGCGAAAGATGTATAATGAAGGTCGTCTAGAAGTTACTGGTTTCGACAAGGAACTCATGGAAGGTGATCTTGGTAATTTTGCAACATATGAAGAACAGGTTGTTCCTCTTGATTGTCCTATGATGGAAGAGGAAGAGAAGAACCCACCTCTAAACAAACCAAAGGCTGGTGGTCCAAAGAAATACTATGTGTATGTTCGTGACCCATCAACAGGTAACATCAAGAAGGTCACATGGGGTGACACAACAGGTCTAAAGGTGAAACTTAATGACCCTGCTGCAAGAAAGTCATTTGCTGCTCGTCATAAGTGTGATCAACAGAAGGATAAGACCAAAGCATCATATTGGGCATGTAATCTACCAAGATATGCGAGTCAGTTAGGTCTGTCCGGCGGTGGAAATTTTTACTGGTAATGACAAATCCATATAATGATAAATATATAGATGGAAAAACAATTCGTTCTTTTAGTCGATTTGTTGAAAATACAGAGTTAATTTGGCATAGAGACAAGAAGGACAGAGAAGTAAAAGTTTTATACGGAGAAGGTTGGCAATTTCAATATGACAACGAACTACCAAGACCTCTGAGTGTCGGAGATAGTTTGTACATTGCAAGGGAAACATTTCATAGACTACTAAAGGGGGATACCACTTTAGTATTGGAGATAAAAGAAAATGACTAGTTACAGAAAAACAATGACTGAAGCTTTGCAGGAAATGGTGTCTCTTGATGAGCGCATGAGAATGCCCAGACAGTTAATTGATACAAATAAAGAGGTCATGATTGTCAAGAAAAACAAAGTTATTGTTATTGATAAGAAAGACCAAGACAAATATATGAAACAAGGTTGGGAACTTGCTGAAGAAGTTGGCCTTAATGAGGGAACTATCGATAAGGTAAAAGAGATTGCCTCCAAGAAACAAGCAATGAAGATTGATGGTGTTATGGTTGATTCTTTCACTGCATCTGCGATTTCGCAAATCTATGACAAGGTAAATGACGCAAACAAGAAGAAGATGGATAGTTTGCCTATCACTAAACTTGCAAATCTGGCAATGAAGATGATGCAGAAAAATGATTATGTCCCAGAAGAAGTTGACCTTGATGAAGGTAAGATGAAAAATACGACGATGCAAGCAAACAAACCAAGGTTTGAAAGAAAAGGCCAAGAACTTGAAGCATATGCTAAGAAGTCTGGTGGTATCGACAAAG